GCCACGCGGCGGGCGTGGCGTCGGAAGCATCTTGAACGGGCCGAGCCAGTTGAAAGAGGATGCAATGTAGGCGTTTTGCCCACTGACCCAGTGCACTAGCCCCTTCTTGCTTTTCCGCTGATAAGGCTTGTCTGAGAACTTATCAATGAGGCGTTGCTTCGTGCCAAACTCCACGAAGCCTTGGTGGAAGGCTCTGTCTGTGCCTGCGTCCACTGAGCCACCAGCCGCAGACCGCGAAGCGCCCTTTCCGGATCGGTTGAATCCGACTAGGCCGACAGCCGCACCGTCCTTCGTGTAGGTCTTTACCTTCGTGTTCACGGCCCGCGCGAGGTTGCCGGTTGGCCCCTGCGGAGTCACGGCACGCAGCGCCGCCTCGGCTGGCTTAATGGCCTTGCGCAACGCACTGGCCAGCAGCTTGCTGGCAACCACGTTTGGGAACTGCTTAAGCTTTTCCCGCAACTCAGTGAGGTTGTCGATTTTCGCGGTGACGATAATGCCAGCCATTCAGGTGGTTTCCTGGCAGATGGCTTCGTGCTCACTGCGGTTGTTGTGCTCGAGCAGGCTCACGATGTCCAGCGTGCGGGAACGCCACGACAGCCGCATATTTTGAGTTAGACCCGGCAGGTAACGCATCCGAACTTTGTGCGTCACGGACGTTTCTTGTTGGCCAGCAGCAAGCGCCTCACGCGCCGAAGCACCCTCAACGCTTGCCCACACCGCAGTGCTGTTGCTCCACGAAAGCACGGTTTCGCCAAGGGCATTTGTGCTGCCGCTGGCAATCTGCACCGTGACGCGTTCGCGGAGATCACCGGCCTTAATCATCGGTACGATCCCCAGCGTTGCGAGTCGAGCAGGGATTTCACGCCGAACTCCACTTCCTTGCTGATACTGCCCATGACAACGCCGCTACGGGCACCGTCGTACCAGTGGCCAACCAGCATCAGGATCGCGTGGCGAATCGTGGCGGGAACGCTTGCCCCTGTGGCTCCATAGCCAGCCCACCATGTCACGCTGATTGCGTTGTCATCCATCAAGTGCGGCGGCCACGTCTGGCCGTAGAGAGTCTTCACGGTGCCAGGCGTGCCGGCCCGGTCCACGCGGTAGCTGGCCGTGGAGTATGTAGAAGTAGTGCCGTTCTCAAACGTGAACGTCAGGGCCACCGCCGTGGTCGTGCCAGCGGCAGCCATTGGCGGGCGTGGAAGCTCAATGTCTTGCGTCCCGTCAGGCGGGAACGTGTCGAACCGCATCGCCCACTGCGTATGCACCAGCGTGCGGTCTAGGTACTGCTCGCACCATTCGCGGGCAGCCGTGATCAGCGTCCCGATGTAGGTGTCATCGTCAGACGTGTCCACACGCAGGTGGGCCTTAGCCTCTGCCAGCGTAACTGGTTCAACGGCCGGCGGCGTCTGGCGTGTCAGGCTTCGGTACTGCACGGCGTCCTCGTTTGCGTGGCGTGGCGTCTGCTGTCTCCGCGTCGTGGTCAACAGACGCGGTTTCAATCAGGGTCTGCTGCGTGTCTTCGACGGCCACACGCATGGCCAGCAGCTGCTGTGCGATGCCGCCGGGAACCTCGGCCACCTGGCCTGTGCGGTATCCACGCCATGCGCGGGTGAATTTCAGTTTCCTCATTGCGGCACGCTCCATGCAGTTTCTGGACGTTTCAGCGTGTTGGTGAATTCCGTGGCCCACTGGAACACGGGCGACCCAAGTTCCTGGCCGGGCCACGTCACCACGTATTCGCCGTGGCCCAGCACGATGCGTGGAGAGACAAAAACTCGATTGCCGCTTTCACGCCAGTTCCGCCACCAGTAAATGTCAGGGTCTATACGCCCCAGGCGAGTCGCGTTTCCGTCGTTCCACCCGCCCTCGCTGTCGGGCTTGCTCCAGAACCACGGTTTCTTAGCCCGCTTCAGGGCGGCCGTGCTGATGACCGTGCATCCAAAATGTGCGCTGTCCACTTCCTGCACTGGCTCGGCAAACCACGACTTTTCCACCTGCGTCTTGCCGCCCTCCGGCGGGTTGTCCAGCATCCCCTTGAGCGTGAGCATCGGCCGCCCATCTTCACGCTTGGTCTGCAAGCCTGTGATGGCATCGCACTGAAACGTCATCGCCAGGGCAAACAGGTGCTCAATGTCTTCCTTGGTGAAAAACGTGTCGTAGTCGATGGTGAGCAAATATTCGGCCTTGTCGATGAATTGCTCCATCACTCTGGTGTTGACCTGATCCCAGAACGCACCGGTGCCCATTGTGGGGCGAATGCCCAGCGGCATGAGTGCTTGAGCCCAGGCGAAATGGTTGGCCGTAAACGAAAGCCTAGGCATCGACAGGATGGCTTCCACCCTGATGTCAACTTCAGTGCCACCTACCTTGACGATCATGCGTGCCTCTAAACGAGAACGGGCGGCACACCGTGTGGCATGCCGCCCGTTCAAAATTGCACACTCGTCAAGCCGTCAGGCTCACGCACCCACCAGGCCGATCATCGGGCCGGCGACGGTGTCGCTTCCCAGGTTCGCGTGCGTGATGGCCACGCGGGCCACCGCACGGATCACGGTCTGGTCCGACAGGAAGTTCACCTGATCGCTGCTGGCGATCTCGATGGCCTGGCGGATGCCGTAGTAGCTCGAGTTCGCCATGTTCCCGTAGAGGGCCATGATCGCACCCGTCGAGTCCGCACCGCTCGGGAGCCGGTCGGTGAGAACCACTTCCGAGCCGAGGAACGTCGGACCCATGCCCTGCGACAGACCAACCGAACCGCCCTGGGCGAGGTCGAGGTTCTGCATGCAGGTGGCGAAGAAGAACGGCGAGCAGAACCACTTGGCACCGGCACGGCTGTGCTGCGGAACCCTGGCCATCATGGCCAGCAGGTTGGCCTTCGTCACTTCGTCTGGCGTATCACCGGCAGCCGTCACGAGCGAGGCGGCGTAGGTGGCAGCAGACGCCGCCAGCAGGCCACCCGTGTAGGTCGTGACGAGCCCGGCGACCGCTGGCGCGTTGCTCGGGTTCCCGCTCCACGCAGCTTCTTCCACGGCGTTGGAGAGCGTCAGTGCCAGCTCTGCAGCGATCCAGTCGGCAATCGACACGATCGAGTCCTGCAGCAGCTCGCTCGCAATCGTCACCGCGCCCGTGACCTTCTTCGCAGTCAGGGTGACCTGATTGGAAGTCGGGTCGCTGGCAGTGATGGCAGCGTTCTCGTTGATCCAGTACGCGGTCGCACCGGCCGTCCGTCGTGGGAACAGCAGCACGTCGCTCGGCATCACCACGTTCGTGGCGTTCTGAGCGAATGCACTGTACTGATCGACGAGCCGAATGACGGTCGAGGAGAGCACGTCAGGCACGAAGGCCGCACCAGTGGTGCTGCCGGTCGAACCCTGGGCACGGGCCTCAATGCCATGATCCTGGCACCACCGGCGGGCCTCGGCGTCGCCGCTCTTGGCCTTGAACCACATGCCGACCGAGTAGGCATCCTTGGCGTTCTCAAACGCACGCAGCCGGCCAGAGAACGGAACCGCCTCAATCCGGGCCTTGGGCTCTTCGGCACGCACCTCGGGAGCCGGGGTGCAGCGATCCACCACCGACCGCAGGCTCTTGGCCGACTCGGCCACCGACTTCTCAAACTCGATTTTCTTGGCCAGCTTGGCGGCATCGGCCGTCAGCGTCTCAAGTTCGAGGTCACGCTCGGCAATCTTGTCCGCGTCGCCTTCAATGGCCCGCACGGCGTCGATACGGTTGGCGAGGTTAACGGCCTCGTCCTGCAGCTTCTTGAGGTTGTCCACTGTGTGAGTTCTCCGCCGGCGGTATTGCCGATGGAGTCCACAGTGCCACTAGCGTGCCGGCCTCTTGCAGAAGCGCACTTCGGAAAGTGTTGTTTTCACAAACACGACACCGCGTGCACCGCACCTTGGGCAACGCATGTACCGCTGCCGCTCGTCACCGCATGGGCGGCTGGAACGGCACCGCAGTTTTTCGCCGCAGGTGCAGCGGGCCTCAGACACGGCGCAGCCTCAGTGACCACGCCGCAGCGGCGTCACGGACCAAGGAACGCTTGGCGATAGCAGCGGCAACCGCCTCGGGCTCAGGCTGCGACTGCGAAGCCATCCAAGCTTCGTAGGAACGAATGGCCACGCCAGCGCTGGTCTGCGGGTACGCAGGAACCAGCACAGGGCCAACGTCATACAGGCCAGACACCTCGCGGATCTGCCGCACGGCCTTGCCGTCATCGCCCTGGCGGAAGCCTTCGCCGCCCTTGTCAACGGTGAACGCAAAGGAAGATCCCCGAACGTCACGACGCTGGATTAGTTCCAGCACATCGGCACGGCTCACTGGTGGAGTCACCACGTACCGCAAGCCCTTGTCATCCGTGGACAACTCCAGCGTGCCGCTCGAGGTGCGGCCCAGAACGATGTTGCTGTCGTGGTTAAACAGGGCAACCACGTCCTGCCGACCACGCTGCCGGCTGAGAATCTTGTCGAATGCACCAGGCAGGATCTCTTCTCGGAAGCCGCCAAGGTCGAGGGACAGACGGTTGTATACGGCCGCGTAGCCAACAATGGCCGCTCGCCCGTCGGCGCGGCTTTCCACCACAAGTTCGTTTTCTTCTTCAAAAGCGAAATCGCGGCGCTCAATTTCCATCGGTCGTGTCCTCCTGTTCGGACTGGTCTTCGGCGTCATCTGCTGGGCTGTCTTCAGCCTCAGCGGCTGGTGCCGGCGGCTCCGCGCCCACCTTGTCCAGCGTGGTCATGTTCAACTGAACAAAGTGCTTGTCGCCTTCCGGCCCAATCGGGTTCAGATTCTCCAGTTCCCGAATCTCGTTAATGGTCATCCACCCGTTCTGGAGCGCGGAAACGTAGTAGGCCGACCGGCTGGCGTGGTCGCCACGCAGCAGGCCGCTCACGCTGTGCTCGGCAAAATACGTTTCATCGTCCACGATGAGGTCACGGCTGATGGCCGCTTCCCACCGCTTGAGATGCGGCAGCAGGCAGTGCTGCACGAACTCGGTGCCTTGCACCTCAATGTTGGAATAGGTGCTGCGTGTCAGGTCTTGGATCATGTGCGGCGGCACACGGAACGCACGGCAAATCTCAATGACTTGGTACTGCCGCGTCTCAAGGAACTGGGCAGCCTCGTTGCTGCCGCTGAGCTCGTGAGCCTTTACGCCGTTGGGCAGGACCGCAGTGCGGTGAGCACGGTCCGGCCCACGGTGCATCCGTTCCCACTGCTCGCGTAGCCGCTCAGCCGCCTCGGCCGGAATCGGGTTGTCACTCTCCAGCACGATCCCCGGCCGGGCACCGTTGCCGAAGTAGGTGCTGCCGTGGGCCTCAAGAGCCTGGGCCAGGCCGATGGCGTTCTGGAAAATCTTGTAGGTCGGGATCGGCTTAATGCCGTCCTCGGTCGTGAACCGCAGGCAGAAGATCTGCGACTGTGAGTAGACCGTCTGCCGGCCGCTGGGCTCGCGGTACTTGTAGCGGACCGTGCCGTCCTCCAGCCGCTCGGGCTCCATGCGACTGCTGTGCAGCGGCCACAGCTCAGATACGGCACCTCGAGCACCTGGGCGGATCTCGGCATACGACGCACCGTAGTGCAGATACATGCCGGTCATCCAATCCCTAAACTCCTGGGCTGTCTGCCAGGGATTGGGCTGCTGGTGCAGCAATCGATACACAGGATGCGTTGCCGCTTTGGTTTTGCCGCCGTTGGCCATGCGTTCGTAGACGTGCAGCGGAAGTGCAGAAACGGCATCCGATATGACGCGGATGCAAGCCGTGTAGGCCGAGCATGCCATTGAGTTGTCGGCGTTGACACGGATGCCAGACGGCGTGCGAGACGGCGAAACCTCGGGCCAGTCGATGCCACGAAGGTCAATCATCTTGAAGTCGGCGGCGGCGTTTTCGCTCATAGCGTCATCATGTCCCAGGACTGTTCTGTGGCCTTCTTTATGCTGTTCGCTTCCCAGCCGCCAAGCGCAAAGATCAGAGCGACAATCCCGTCAATCCGGCATGTGCTCTTTTTCTTAACAGGGCGAATGTCCTCAAAGGCTCCTGTCTCAACCGTCACGCCTGCAGCCATCCACGAGAGCACTGGGTTGCCTGCGTGGCGTATTTTCTGCTGAAGCACCAAGCTCTCCAGCAGTTTGGTAGGGCTGCTCATTGAGCGGAAACCCTGTCCAAATGATTCCACAGTCAGGCCCGCTCCTTGCAGTTCCACACCCAACTGCACGGCACCGGTCATGTCCATTAGCACACGCTCAACGCTGTGTGCCTTGGCGTACTTCAGCACGTACTCACGGATCACGCCGTGGTCTATGACGTTGCCGCTTGTGGCCGTGATGTAGCCAGAATCCACCCAGTGCTGGAACGGCTGGCGATCGGTTCGCTCGCGTTCCATGATGAGATCACGCGGGCTGAACAGCATGGCATCAACATCGAAGGTGCCATCCTCATGCGGGAATAAAGCCACGACCGCCGAAAGATCCGTGCTCTTGCTCAAGTCCATGCCGATGATGCACGGTCGGCCAGCCAGCGGCACAACAGGCGGCAACGCGCACCCGGCCCACTTGTCAGGGTCCAGAAACCGATTGCTTGTCTCTGTCCAAATTCCAAGCGAATATCTCAGCCACCCATTTAATTTAGTGGCCTTGTTTTTAGCCTCCATGGCATCAGCTGCGAACGACTCTTCCGTCATCGTCACACCCATGCCTGGATTGCATTTCCTCCACACGGCTGGCGAAAAGTAGTCGTCCACGTCTTTCTGTGCCGCCCATATGCGGCCGTAGAAACGTGGGTCGTAGGCAGGATCTGCAATCACCTGCTCCGCGTACTCGTGCTGCTCCCAGCAGATTGATTGCCTGTCGCTTCCTGCCGTGGTGATCGTGCAGATCAGAGGCTGCGGCCTGGAGCGACCTGAGTACCGAAGGGCTTCCCACAGCTTCCTGTCTGGCTGAGCGTGCAACTCGTCAAAAAACACGAACGAATACGACGGACCTTCAGCGGAACCAGCATCGCGGGAAATGACGCGCAGGCTGCTGTTGTTGCTGCGGTTCACGATCGTCTTGCGACTGTCAATCACCTCGAGCACGCCACGCAGTTCCGGCGACCCCAGGATCATCTTGGCCGTTTCGTCGTAGATAATGGCGGCCTGGTTGCGGTCCTTGGCAGCAATGCAACCCAGTTCGCCATGGCCTTCCATCACCAGATGCCAAATAGCCAGGCAGGAAAGCAGCGTGCTCTTTGCATTTTTCTTTGGCACCTCAAGGTAGGAGACGCGATAGCGGCGGCGGTTGTCCTTGTCTTTCCACCCGTAGATCGGGTTGATGACTTCGTCGCGGTGCCACTCCAGAAGTTGCACCGGATCGCCGGCCCTCGTCGTGGCGCCGTCTTTGGTGTGGACGCAGACGCTCTCAAGAAACTCGACGACTAGGCTTGGGTCTGCCGGTTCGTACGTGAACCCGTCAACCCACTCACGCCTTCGCGCGACGGGCAAGGAACTTGGCCAACGTGCTTTCTTCCTTGGCATCCGGCTCAACCTTGAGGCTCGTTCTGGCTGCAGGAGACAAGCCAAAATCGCTCTCTAACTGCCGCAGCTGCGTCGCTAATTTGTTTGCTATCGATACCTCGGGCCGCTGTGCGATGTACTTCACGTCGCCCTTGTCATTCAGAATCGGGTACGTGTCGCCTTCCGCCTTGAGTTTTGCACGCGTCGCAAGCCACCATTCGTAGGTGTCGCAGTACCTGGCCAGCGCTTCGATGTCGGCACGGGTCATCACTCGCACCGCCTGGAGCAGCGGTAGCAGTTCGTTCCACTTGTCGACCGCCACTGCACCCAGGTGCGACGGCATCACCACGCCATCCGCCGGCGGCTGTGGCTCGGCCTTGTTTAGAGGACGGTGACCCGGATTTCCTCGCAGGATTTTGAGTTCCGTTGGCTGCGGACGCGGACCCCTGCGCCCCATGCTTCCTCCTCAAGGCACAGCCGCAGCTGTCCTTCTGGCTTATCGCGTTTCGCTCCATTGCACTGCCGACAAAGGCACTGCGAGTTTTCAAACACGTTTCCTAGGCTGCCTGGCGAGGACAGCGGAATAATGTGGTCGTGCTCTGCATTAAGCTTGTGCGGAGACTTCGTGACGGCATCTAGCACATATTCTTTATTGCACAACACGCGGCACTTCTGGCATCTCCAGCCGTCACGCTCCAGCACGGCACCTCTCGTGCAAGCCGGGTCGAACGTCACGCCAAACACCTTGCACCGCTTTCGAAGCGAGGTGACAAGCGCCTTGTCGGCCGCCGCTCGCCTAGCCAGCGGGCTCCGTTTCCTCCTAGGCCGATGATCTCCCCAGCGGTGGTCCCGGTAACAATCTGGGCAGCAATACTTGCCCTTGTTCTGCCAGGGGTTCTTTGTGACGTGCTTCATGCGGAAGCGACGGCCACATTTAGGGTTTTGGCATACATGCGGTGGCGGGAACCTCGACTCTGCACATGCGTTGGAGCAGTACACCTTGCCCTTAGCGAGCTTGCTAGGCGTTCTCTCAACTTGCTTAGCGCAAGCCGGATCGCCGCATGGCATCAAGACGCGGCTCCTTTGCCCCAAGTGCATGCACAAATAAGAGCAGAAATGTTGCACTTTCCGAAACGTGGAGAAACTTTTTCGGCACGTTCGGCACTCATGCTTATGGATTGGATGCCGCAGGCGAACACGGCACCGCTCGGATTCAGCCCTAAACGCTGAACGGCATTTCGGGCAACGCTTTGGGTTTCTTCCGCGAACGCCGCTCCGAGAAATCGCGGCACCGCAATCGCAGCATGTGAGTGACATGCCTGCAGAATGCGGACGTTGTCAAATGTTCAGTACCTACCCCCATGCCGTTAGGTGCGGGCACAAATTTTGAAGGAAACGCCGTGGTTTCGCTCAATGCGAGTCGTTACGATCCAACCCGCCCTCCCCACCGAGTTTCCCGTGCTGTCTTGCGGCTGTGGCACCTGATACACAGCGTACGCAGGTTGGCCAGGTCATCCGTGCCGCCGTTCACCTTCGGCGTTATGTGATCGACGTGCGCCTCGCGCTTGTTCGCACACACACGGCCGCACTCTTGGCACTGCCAGGCGTCACGTGTGAGAACACCCTGGCGGATCTTGAACCACGCAATTGAGCAGTACCCACGCGCCGCCGCATTGGGCCGCCCAGACTCATCCCTGCGTTGCGCCGTACGCAGACGCAGTGGCCTGTGCGTTGGTATCCGCTGGGGCATGGCCCTAGCTCTTGAACACCACGACACCAGCCACGCCTGTTGCCGCCGTGTGGGCGCTCAGGATCTTCACGAATGGCAGGGCGTACACCTCGTCGGGCATGGCGTATATCCTGCCCGCCGCAGTCGAGGGGGCCAGCGTAACGTCAGCCACGCTGCCATCGGCCTTGTACACCCGCTTGTAGGCGCCACTTTCCGTGTCGCAGCCCCACATCTGCAGCGTGGTGGCACTGGTGGACATGGTGCCAAACGACACGACAGCACCTGCCATGTCATCTAGCCTGAGCGTGGTGGCACTCGAGGTGGCCGTGGACAGGGTGATATCGACGGTGCGTGTGCGGCGGTACAGTTGGGCGTCGGGCATTTGGCTGTCTCCTTGTACTTAGGCTATGGGGTGCACGTGGTGTCTTGCAGTAGAGGCTTCGGTCAGTCAGGGGCCACTTGCGGCACTTGCCATTCGCACGACCGCGTTCCATCAATGCCACAGTCACACCTTCGCAGCACGGTCTGCCCGTCCACGATTGCCTGTGCTGTCAGCGTCCAGCCGTCAGGTTGGCCGTACGTGTCAACTGACAGGCGTGCCCGAATCAATTGCGGCAACCAGTCTGTTGGCACTTCCGCCTGGCCGGCAGGCGTAATGCCCTGTAGATCAGGGGCTGCGTCAGTGTCTGGTGCCGCTGCGTGCGTCCACAGGCATTGGAAGTACACGCCGTGCGCGGCGTGGTGCGCGTCTTGGGCGGCTGCGAGATTGGGCCACAGATCCGCAATCATGCCGTCTATTGCTGGTGTGCTCATTTTGTCAGGTCAATTCCTGCGCCGCTGTTGTACAGGCTAGACACATCCGAATCGCTTAGGGCACGGCTCCATATGGCAAGCTCGTCCACATCACCGTTGAAGAAGTCCGCACCGGCGCCAGACGTGCCATATCGAATTCCAACATGCAGGTTGGTGCGCGATGCACGCGGCGTCTTAGTCAGCGTAATGGGAGTGCCGGCAGTGCCATTGAATGTCGATGAAACAGTGTTGCCGTCCCGGCGAATACAGATGAAGTGCCACACATCCTTGGCAATGGTGGCGGGCAGAATTCCGTTCCACGGGTTGTACGTGTCGGTGGTGTTGTCCGTGTAAAAAATGTACAAATGCGGCATGTTCCACGACGTTGACCCGCTTGATGGCATGCCAATAGCCATTCCACGTTCCGTTGGGAATGAGTCGTTGGAAACCAGTCCATACGTGTTTGCGGCAGATGCGTTGCCGTTGGGACGGAACCAAAAGGCCACACTGAACGCCGTTGGTCCTATAAGCGTCAGGCTGGCATTGCCGCTGATGGACGCATAGAGTCGTTCGCTGTTGGCTGTCGTGAAGTTTCTCGCGTTTCCTTGAATGCCGGTGGTTGATGGCACGGAATTCACCGACGTAAGCGACACGCCACCGGTGACATAGTTCGTCGCACTCACGTCACCGCTGGCGGCTGATTCGTTAAACGCCCAGTAACCTGCCAGCCCATTCCGCAGCGCGGCGAATTGGCTGGTTTGTCGTGGGCGCAATAGCTTTGGGCTCATTGCCATGCGTCAGTTCCTCTGCGAAATGGCCGTTTTGATTTCGTGCTGGCCTTGTGCCAATTCTTGCAGCGTCTTCGCCTGCTGTGTCTGCACGGCACCAATCTCGTGCAGCGTTTCGCTCGTGGCCTCTAAGAACTCGATGTGCGATTTCACCACGGGCTCAACTGCCCCACTGTAGAGCACCTGGCAAGCCTCGCGGCCGAAGTACAGCACGACGGCCAGCACAACGCACGGAACGCCAAACCGATCAGCAATCCGCAGAAACGTGTCAAGCACGCCCTGCTTCAGTTCCTCAGCTGTCATGGCTGCACCTGCTCACAATGGCAATCATTTCGCTGCGGTGGTCGATCCACCACGCCACCAGCAACTTGATAATTTCCTGCACCAAAGCGCCGAGGATCAGCGTCAGAATGATGCCCATGCCGAATTCCTGGCGTGACTGCCTAGTGATCGTGCGTGTGTAGTAGGTTCCCACCACGTTGGCCTGGGCGGGGTCACACTGCAGCAGCACAGGCACGGGCCACTGACGCACGGCACGTCTTGTGATCCGGTCCACAATGCGTCTACCGGCTACGTGCTTCTGCAGGCTAAGCCGCTGCCAGACGTGTGCCTGCAACTGCTCGAGCGTGGCCGATGGCTCTGCTGTGGCGTTCATTTCTTGCCAGTGCCTTTGCAAACAGGGCAGGTCAGCACAATGCGGCCATCGCCAATCTTGCCTGTGCCATCGCAGTTGTCGCACTCGTCGCTTGCCGGGCTGGGGGCGATCTCGTTACGCAACTGCACGACCAAGCGGGCCGTTTCGCACGCGAGGTCTGCGGTGACCGTGTGATCGTCTGGCAATGTCGCAACGCAGCCGGCCACGATCGCCAGCGGAAGCAGCATGTATCTCACAGAATCCCCTCCAGCCAGTTGGCGGGCAGCGTCCGTGGTGCAAAGCCGCTGTAGCCAGACAGGGCAAACGAATCCTCACCGGACAGCATCCGGCTGCACGTTTCGGCTCGCACCCAGCCGGCAGACCTCTGAAACTGCACTGGCAACGCCGTGTCAACGTCGCCGCTGTAGCAGTCTCCCCATGAATTGACGCACAACACGGCCGGATACGGTTTCCATCGAACGCCGGCAAACATCATGCAATGTGCCCACGACCCCATTGGCGACAGGTAGCCGCCGTCGCGGAGCGTCATGGAAAAGCCCTGCATGGAGCACACGGCCACTGGATAGCCGTTCTGGATCGCTCGGGCAGCGTCTTCAAACGTCCTGACCAATGCCACGCTGCTGACGGTGTGCTCGGCTGCGTACTTTTCCAATGCGTCGGGAACGCCGTCCCGGCCCCATTCCTTCTCTCGCGTGCCGCTGTTGTCGGTGAATGTCTGGCCGCCGTAGTCCTGTCCGTAGTGCAGCGTGCCGTACTTGGTGACCGCCTTGGCGGCAGCGCCACCGTAAGACCCATCGCTACCTAGATTTCGCTGGCCTCTCACCTCCACCCGGCTGAACCCGTACACGCTGGCCTCGAGCACGCGACCGCCGTACGTTTCTGGCTCATTCCGCAGCAAGATGTCACAGGCCGCGAGAATGTCGCACGACAGGCTCCAGCCCCATCCGACACAACTGCCGATCTTTTGGGAACCACGCTTCCACGACGGGTCGCACTTCAGCAGTGCCGACCCAAGGAACACATCGCGGCTTTCATCCAGCGCGAGATCCGGGCCGGCTTGCGCCAGCGTTGGCCTAGGCAACGACGCCAGAAACGCGTCAGTGCCTTCACGGTTGGGCGAGTAGCCCATCAATGGCAGGAAGTCGGCCATGCGTCAGCCTCCGTTGACGCCGGCCCATGCCACGGCCTTGGAAAACGCTCCGTACCGGGCACGCACGTCCGCAGTGACCGGCACCACGTCAGTGCCTACGGCCTGCCCGTAGGCGGCTTCCACGGCCTTCCGCAGCGGCTCGTTGCCACCTGGCACGTGCTGGCCGATCCGCCGCCACGCAATGTCTAGGGCCAGCGTGGTGAACAGTCGCAGCGATCTGGTGTCAGTTAACACGACCTCAGTGCTGACGGCATCGCCGGCTACGACCACGGCTGCCTTGCTCCACGTGGCAGCCCAAAGCATCCGGTCACCGTACGGCATTTCCCGCATGGCCTCGGCCACCGGCCGCACTAACTGCTGCATCTCCACGGCGGGAGTCTCCACGTTGACGCCGGCAGCAGGCATAGACGGCATGGCAGGCAGCGGCACCTTGCCGTAGGCAGCGGCCAACAGAAGTGCGATGGCGGCCACACGACCGATCAGGCCGGCTTTTTCTTTTGCGGCTTCCATCGCACGACCTGCGGCGGCACTGATTTGCGGCCAGTAGGGAGCAGCCGCCAGAACCACCGCCACAATGACGGCAGCGGCACGAAATGCAGTGTCAGCATTCACCTGCTAGCCTCCACCTGCAGAAGACACCACCTCACGAGTGATTCGCCCTGCGTTGTCTTCAGTACGTCAGCCAGCAATCGCACCAATTGGTCATCCGCTTGCGACTTGGTCTTGGATGCCAGCCATTCGGCCGCTTCGCTTACGATGACGGAACGCTTGTACGGGTCCATTTCGTTGATGAACCGCTGGCCGTAGCCAATCAGCGGCGACCACGCCTGCAGCAACGCAATCTGTTGCCAGATCGACAGCCCGGCGCCGTACTGGGCAAGTTCTTCTGGCGTGGCTTCGTAGTTGGGCATGGCTACTCCTCTGGTGGGTCTGGTTCCATCTTGCCCAGGTCCTCGGCGTCACTTGCAGACCACAGCACCGTGTCCTGCAGGTGCTGGTAGATCAGATCCCACGTATCGCCGGCCTCGTCCTGCACGTCGCGGCGGTCCAGCCGAAAGGGCTGCTTCCAGCACTCTTCAGCCAAAATCTTTCCGTTTTCGTTCAGGTAGTACGCGTAGGCGTACACCTGCCCGTACTCGATGACGATGCGGCGGTAGACGGTGTCTGCTGGCTTTTCGATCATTGATCGTCCATTGCATCAGCAATGCTCTGCGAGTCGGGCAGTTCGTGCCGTAGTTCGTCGCCGTAGATCGGCACCACTCGCAGCGTCACGTGCTGTGTCTTTTGCACGCGGCGGTCTTCGCGTGTCTTTTCGTCCCATGATGCCTGCAGGCGAATGCAGGCGGCTGCTATCTCGGCCGGCGTTGGGTCTGCCTGCCGTAGCGGCTTGGCTCGGAATCGCCGGTCATGCCTGGGCGGCAACGACCAGACGTGCTTCAGCCTGATGACTTGGTCACGCGTGATCGTGTACCGATCACACAGCGACCGCATCGGCATATGCGTCAACCAATCGGCGCGAAACGCCGTCAGGCTAATCGTCGCAGTGTTTCCCGCCATCCGTGGCCTCGACAGGCTGTAGAAATTGCATCACGCAGCGTTGCGCTGGGTTCATGTACATCCTTTTGCCTGTCCTTTCGCCAATCGTCTTGTGCAGCGTCACGTGCTCGCAGTCTGTCGTGCCGTCATA